TTGTGCGTTGCCATGAGTCAGAACTCGCGAGATAAATGCCGTTCTCTGATGCATCTGTTTGATCCTTTACCAACACCCGGTCGTCTGCAACCACCGTAACGGTGTCCAACGTCTGTAGCCCAGCCAACGCAATGTTCGCTGTGGTTGCTACGCGACAAGGCACCTTTTGTGAAATCGAGGCGTTTTCACCATTGGGCGTAGCGCCGGTGCCAAGGCCCGATGCTCTGTCAGTGATAGTGGATGGCATGAAAATACCTTGTGAGTTCATAGAAAAAGGCCGCTCGCAAGAACGGCCTCTACATTTGACCTTTTGCTGTTGCTGTTGGTGAGCCGCCTGTTTTCTGGCGATCTCAAACAGCTGTTTGCCGGTCCGTTGCATGGCCGGGCCCACAAAGTCACGCGGCGCAGATACGATGCCGCCGGTTGAGCGCGGCACGCCCTGGCGCAGTTTGTCTCGTGTCGGGATTCTGGGCACGGTCTATCTCGCCATCTTGTACAGATTGCTGGCCGCTCCGCCGGCCGCGCCGATGATTGACCCGGTCAGGGCACTGCGGCCCTCAGCGCGGCGGGCAGCAGCGCTGGCATAGGCTTTGTTGCGGCCGGTATTGCCCTGATAGAGTTCCAGCATGGAATTGTAGTTACCCTGTTGTTCAACACCCTGCATCAGGCTGGTGATCGAGGCATCACCTGCTCCGCCACCAGACGCTGCTGCGACTGCCTGAATGCGCGACTGGGCAAGGTCTTTTTCCCGGCGGGCCTGCATGGCCCGGCGCTGGCCAATGGCTTGTTCTTCATCGCCCCTGACTTTCAGCTGCCTGGCCTCGGCTTCCGCACCCGCCTTTGCCTGCAGCCCGCTGTAGAGCGTACCAGCAGCGCTGAGCCCGGTACCGAGCAGGCCCAGTGTGGAAAGCGCACTGCCCGCCGATGCAGCAGCACCAGCCGCTGCAGTGCCTACAGTCCCTGCCGACGCAGCGGATGTGCCGATGGCGGCTGTGAGTGCGATGAGTGTTTCTGCCATTTCAATACCCTGTTGCCTTGCCGGACCTCGCCCGTGTCGCGAAACCCGAGCCATTCAAGCCATCTCGACCCGTTGAGTTCTGAACAATCCTCGATTGTGTAAAGTTCGTCGCATGCAGCCTGTGCTGCCCTGATCAGTCTCGCAGACCAGCGCGCGATCAGCATTTTGTGCGCCTTGATCCCGCTGTCGCCTTCAAAGCACACCCAGGGCCGGTTTTCGTCACCCCAGACCACCCATCCTGCGCCGATGATCGCGCCTGTCTCATCTTCGGCCACCACACCGATGAACCACATGGGCGCCACAACGCGGCAGAACTTCTGGACATCGCCCGGTCTGGCTTCGCGAACCGTCAGCATCAGTTGGCTTCCATGGTCAGAGACAGGCTCAGCACCGTGCACGGCAAAGGCGCCTGCCCGGCCAGGCACAGTCTGGTGTCCGTGTCCCAGGTGCCGGGAATGCAATAGGACTGGGCATCGTAGGTTTCCAGCACCGTGTTGGCATCCAGCGTCTCGCCCTGAAACGACAGCGGCAGGTGATCCATGGCGTCAAACGTCTGGCCTGCCCTGATGCCCCTGATGTGCGTCCTGTAGAGGATCGGCGCCACGTCCCGGAGCGTCTTGCGCCGCGACAGGGGCGCACCGTCACGAACCCCGTAGGCCAGCTTGGCGGAGCGCCATTGCCAGTCATATGACAGCCCGGCAACAACCGTGCCGCTGACCGGCTCAGGCAGCATGATCTGACCTGACAAGACAGTGAATGTTGCAGGTTCATCGCCATCCATGACCGCCTGGCCGGCGGCCCACACCACCACTTGCGCACTTTCGAGATGGGCCAACCCGGTTACTGTGTCGGATGCAACCAGGGTCTGGGTCACATAGCTGTCAGCCATGTAGTTGTGGTTTCCACCCTGGGCCTGGGTGTCATAGGCCAGCCGCTCCACATAGCGCCTGGTCCCGCCATTGATGGTACGCGCGACCACCATGAAGACATCATCGTCTTCCACATTGGGCAGGATGGCCACGTCCTCAATCAGCCCGTCCGTCTCAAAGGTAAACCAGGACAGAACGTCTTCGGAACGTTCATAGGTCAGCATGGCGCAGGTGCCGTCATTGAGCACGAACCAGATGCGGGTATCGGGCTGGCGCTGCACGGCCAGCAGCTTCACACCGGCACTGAGCACGGTCGGGTGAAACCGGCTGATTTCCGACGATGAATAATCCTGCGCATCAATCGTGTAGGACAGGTCATAAGCACGCTTGCCCGAGCGCTGCACGAACACTGCAGAGCGATCAATCTTTATTGCCTGCACATCGGCAGAGCCTTGTGTGGAGGCATCCTTGATGGAGAAATTCGAGGGTGTCATTGGCTCATCGAACGATGATGATCGTCCAACCGGTTCCGCACCTGATGTTCCGATGCACAATCGAGCCAGACCAAGGATCCAGTTAACTGCGTTGACGGCACCGGTCGCTACGGACCTGATCACAGGCCCGCTGTCGCCATCTTGTTCCAGGTCAAAGCTGTCAAAGCCATCGGAGACGGATCCGAACAACTTGTCGGCGCCACCCCACCAAAGCCTGCCCTCAAACAACGCAACGGCAGACGGCCAGCCGCGCAAGGTTGAGAATTGCCCTTCCGACCAGTCATTGGCAACTTCGTCGGCATGTATTCTGGACATGACTTCATAGTCCGCAGACGTCGGTGAGTTGATGCCGGTGATCAACACGTAGCCATCACCGCCACCGCCGCCCGAGTATGTCGCCGTAATGACGGCAGTACCTGAGGTGTAGTCGTCCGAATTGAAACCGAGCCTGCACAATACAACCGTGTTCGCAGACCCCGGCGTTCTGGTAATGCTCTGGTTGGCGGTGTAAAACTCAACCCGCCGCCACGTCTCGCCGTCATCTTCGGAGATTTGCAGCCCGATACGCCCGACCCACGTTCCGGTAATCGAGATGACGACATCACGCTCGTTGGTGTTTTCGTTGGCCCCATCGGAATCAATGTCGTACCTGGAATTGCCCGACACCCGAATGGTGTCCGTGTACCTGTCCGGCCCGGATAAGGACGCTCCCACAGTGGTCTGCTGGTGGGTAATGCGGAACACTGACCCAACATGGCCGGACTTGAAGAATGGTGCTGACGCCGTGAGGGTGCCGTTGCCTGTTCTGGCGTCGGGTGTAAGCGTCAGGTCTGCTGTCTTGCCTCTGAACGGACCATCTACAAACTCGTAGCCTGTTAAAGACCATGATGTTTCCGCCCGGCGCTCAATCCGCATCGGCTGATAAGCCTGGTCGGATGAGGTCACAAAGATCACATCACCGGACTGCGAATATCTCAGTTTGAACAGATCAGCCGCGGCCCAGCTTGTCACCAGTTCCATCACGCCTGCCGCGGCAATGGACACATCGGATACGATGCGATTTGCCTCGCTTTCCGCTGAGAGCTGAACGTAATAGGTGCCCGACACAGGTGTGAAGGCAATCGAGTGAAACCCGGTTTTCAATTCGGTTTCGCTTATGTATTCATCGCCGCCATCGGTGGAGCCGCAGCGGAATTTCACCGGGCCCCGGTCAACGGTAACCTCAATCGCATGTTCGACATTCTGGTCGCCACCAGACACGGTGTCGGAGCGCTTGGCGAGTGTCGTGCCGCCTCTGTCGGGTGTTTGCAGCGTCAACACGCCGCCGGAGATTGTTGACACTCCGCCGCCCGTTGTCGACAGCGTCCAGCCGGTCGACGCGCCAAAATCCCCATTGGTCACAACCGTGGAAACAGCAGCCCTGGAAACAAGCTCGCCAGCGACCCGAACGCGCAATTTCTGGTCTGACAATTCCACAAGGGCAGTGTCGGTTGCCGAGAAGATGAATGGAATGTTGCGCGCCTCGCCATCGCCGTCTGTCGACGAGAGATAAGCAAGCCCGGGGCGTGCAGCCATCGGTCCGATCACACGCGGGAAACAGTTTTTCATCACCTCGGCCGAGATACGCATGCGCGACAGGTCAACGCGACCCAGCGCCAAGGGCGACACCTCACCGCCGTTCATGGCAAACAGATAGGATTTTTCGCGCATCACGCCCGCCTGTAATCAAGGCTTGACCGGCGGCTGGAAAACCGGTTGCTCATCCAGCGTCCGGGCCTGCTGGTCTGTGCCGGCTGCTGCAGGGCTTCAAACGTGTTGGCCTTGCCCAGCGCCACGGCCTTCAGCGACATGAGACTGCTCTGCAGTTCGGACGAGCCGGTCAGTTTCGGTGCGATATGGCAGGCCAGTTCAGTGCACGCTGCCTCGGTTAGCCGTTCCGGCCACCTGCCCAGATCAAGCCCGTAAGCGGCATCACTGGAGGTGTAGCGCATGTAAAGCGGCGTCACGTCGGACCACAGGTAACCGCCCTCCACCAGATAGGCCCTGCCGTCTGTGTGATAGTCCAATGGCGGATCCAGGGTGTCGGAGGCAGACACTACATATTTGCGCACGAAATCTGCCGGTATGTCATGGGCATAGGCATAGCCGAAGGCGGGCGTGACACTATTGTTCACTGTGATCTGGGTGGTGCGCATGGCATGGGTCCAGAAACCTGCTTCCATGAGCGATTGCAGCATTGGCGCATAGTGAATGTCGCACAATCTGCGGGCTTCATTGTTTTCGCTCAGCGATGTCACCGGCGTCTGCCTGCAGTGCAGAATGGCGCGCTGATAAATTTCCAGCTTGCTGGTTGCCATCGGTTTACGCC